TGGAGAACATTCACTCATTGATGTATTCATTATTGATTGATACGTATATTGGAGATGCGAGAGAAAAAGACGAATGTTTTAACGCAATTGACCGATTACCTGCGGTACAGAAGAAAGCAAAATGGGCATTGGATTGGATTGATAACGCATCGTTTCAGGAAAGATTGGTTGCGTTTGCGGCAGTTGAAGGAATATTCTTTTCAGGTTCGTTCTGTTCTATCTTTTGGTTGAAGTCACGAGGAATTATGCAAGGTCTATGTAATGCTAACTCATTAATTTTTAAAGATGAAAACTTACATTGTGATTTCGCAATTCATTTGTTGAATAACCATTGTGAAAATAAACCATCTGAAAAAAGAATTAAAGAGATCTTATTGTCGGCACTTGAGATTGAAAAAGAGTTCATTACTGAATCACTTCCAGTATCACTTATTGGAATGAACTCAAACTTGATGAAACAATACCTTGAATTTGTTGTTGATGGATTATTGGTTAAGTTCGGTTGTAAAAAACAATTCAACGTAGAACAACCATTTAAATTCATGGAACAAATTGCGGTTGAAACTAAAGGTAACTTCTTTGAATCAAGAACAATGGAATACCAAAAAGCAAAGTTGAACGAAACAATTACATTTACGGACGATTTCTAAAAAATATTAAAAAAATATGTCATTAAAAATTAATAAAAGAGGTGGGGATGCGGTAGCATTCAACCCACAAAAAATTTACAATCGTGTTAAACGATCATCAAAAGGTCTGAACGTAAACTCGGACGAGATATTCATTAAGGTTATTACTTCAGTACCAACTGAAGGTGAAATAACAACAAAAGAATTGGACAAACTTGTTTACGAGATTGCTGCGGCATATACTGGTAGTCATCACGATTACTCACGTTTAGCGTCATCAGTTGCGATTTCATCATATCATAAAGAAACAAATGAAAGTTTTTCCGACACAATGAAATTGTTGTATAACGATGGTGTTGTTAATGAAAAATTGATTGAGACGATCAATGAGTATGGTGCTGAAATTATTGATGCGGTTATTAACCACGATAATGATTATAATTTTGATTATTTCGCTTGGAGATCATTACAAGAAATGTATTTGTTGAAACGACCAACAGGTGAAGTAGTTGAACGACCACAACATATGTATATGAGAGTTGCCCTATGGGTAACCAACACAATGGAGGAGGCGTTTGATTATTACAAATCATTATCTGAACAACGAATTTCACCAGCAACACCAATCATGATTAATTCAGGGACAAAAATTCCTCAATTAGCGTCTTGTGTTTTACATTACAATAATTCAGATTCAAGAATGGGATTGTTGGATACATTGAACGACATTTCAACATACTCGGCAGATGCTGCGGGAATTGGACTTTGTATGTCTAACCAAAGAAGTAAGGAAAGTCGTATCAATAGTTCAGGTGGTTATGCAGGTGGATTGTTAAAATACCTTAAAATTGTTAATGAGTCATTGAGATTCTTTAATCAACAAGGTAGAAGACCTGGTAGTGCAGCAATCTATTTGGAGCCTTGGCATAAAGACATTATAGATCTTCTTGATATTAAAAAGAATACAGGAGCGGAGGAATTAAGAGCACGTGACTTGTTTACCGCACTTTGGATTCCTGATAATTTTATGAGAGCGGTTAAGAATAATACTGATTGGTATTTGTTCTGTCCTAATGATATTGTAAAGTCAGGACTTAAACCATTACAAGAATGTTATGGTGACGAATACGAAAGAATGTATGATCAAGCGGTCGCACTTGGATTGGGTAAAAAAGTTAAAGCTCAAGATATTTGGTCAAAAATTGTTGAATCCCAAGTTGAAACTGGTGTTCCTTACCTATGTTCTAAAGATAGTGCAAACAGAAAAACTAACCACCAAAATATCGGTGTAATCAAACAATCTAACTTGTGTAATGAGATTTATCAATTTACTGATGAAGAAACTACTGCGATATGTACATTGTCCTCAATGGTATTGAAGAACTTTATTCAGAACAATAGTTTTGATTTCCAATTGTTATTCACTGAAGTAAGAAAAGTTGTTAGAGCGTTGAATAAAGTTGTTAATATTAATAACTACTCAACAGATAAAGGACTTAAAGGTGGGTTGGAACAAAGAGCGATCGCAATTGGAACACAAGGATTGGCTGACGTTTTCTACTTACTTGATCTAATCTTTACTGATGAAGAGGCAAGAATATTGAACAAACAAATTTTTGAAACAATCTATTACGCAGCGATCTATGAAAGTAATAAACTTTGTAAGAACAAAGAATACGAACCTTATAAGTTTTTTGAAGGATCACCAATGTCACAAGGTATTTTCCAATTTGATATGTGGGGATTAAATGAAAATGATTTATCAGGTTACTGGAATTGGAATCAACTTAAAGAAGATGTGAAAGAATTTGGGGTATGTAATTCATTATTCACCGCACAAATGCCTGTGGCGTCTTCAGCGAAGATTACGGGATCTTTTGAAATGACGGAACCTGCTCACTCGGCATTGTTTAACAGACGAGTTGTCGGTGGGGAGATTATGATTGTGAATAAGTACCTTATCAATGATTTTGAAAAACTTGGTATTTGGTCTGAAGATCTTAAAAATGAAATCATCATCAATGAAGGATCAATTCAAAATATTAATTTTAATAATTATTTAGATCCTGAAGATAAACATTACAATAAAAAGGTTAAACGAATTGAACACTTAATACCTAAGTACAAAACAATTTGGGAGATTTCACAACGAGAATTGATTGACATGGCGGCAGATAGAGCACCATTCATTGACCAATCACAATCAATGAATATCTATATGGCGAATCCAACATTATCAAAGATTACCTCATCACACTTCCACTCATGGGAAAAAGGATTGAAAACACTTTGTTACTATGTTAGAACCAAAGCGATTTCAACAGGAGCAAAACACTTGGCGTTTGATATGTCTAAAATAGAAAAACCAAAGGCAACACCTTTTGTTCCTAAGGTAGATTATTCAAATATGAATTTACCTTCAAAACCTGAAGATAGTCAATTTGATTGTTTCGGTTGTTCATCCTAAACATTATAAGAATCACAACATATTGTTGTGATTTTTTTATTTATATAAAATATCTGAACATTATATTTATTAGATATGGCAAATGGTATAACATACGGAATTAGTTTTCCTTTCGTGGATTCTTACGTTGGTAAATATTTAGATTGTTCTGACACTTCTGATGAAGAAATTAGAAGTAGTTTAGTTCATTTATTATTAAGTCGTAAAGGTACAAGATATTTCTTACCTGATTTTGGTAGTAGATTATATGAGTATATATTTGAACCACTTGACGGACCAACATTTAGTGAAATGGAATCAGAAATTAGGGATTCAGTCCAAAAGTATATGCCAGGGATTTTAATTACAAATATTAGAATTACCGACGCATCAACTGAAGATGAAAATAAAGGAACGTATGTTAATAGTGAGGGTAAAAAAGAATTTACCGTACCTAATATCAGTCAATTAGAACACACCGCAAAAATAAGAATTGATTATAGAAACACGAACAATGCATTTGACTCAAGTGATTTTGTAATTATCAATATTTAATAATATATGGCAAATAAAAAAATATCTTATACAACTAGGGATTTCCAAGGAATAAGAACCGAACTGATAAATTTCACAAGAACGTATTATCCTGAATTAGTTCAGAACTTTAATGATGCGGGTGTGTTCTCGGTATTATTAGATCTAAACGCTGCGGTTACCGACAACCTACAATTCAACATTGATAGAAGTATCCAAGAAACCGTATTACAATACGCTCAACAGAAATCATCAATTTATAATATTGCAAGAACTTATGGTTTAAAGATACCAGGATTAAGACCTTCAGTTGCGTTAGTTGATTTTGCAATTACTGTACCCGCATTTGGAGATAGAGAGGACTTGAGGTATTGTGGTATATTAAGACGAGGATCACAAGTTAATGGTGCAGGACAACCATTTGAAACCGTATATGATATTGATTTTTCATCTGCAGTTAACGCTGAAGGATCACCAAATAGATTAAAAATACCTAATTTTGATACAACAGGTAAGTTATTAAATTATACGATTGTTAAAAGAGAAGTTGTTGTTAACGGAGCAACAAAAGTATTCAAAAGAGTCATTACTCCAAATGATGTTAAACCATTCTTTGAAATGTTTTTACCTGAAAAAAATGTATTAGGTATTACAAGTGTTTTATTGAAAGACGGAACACAATATACAAGTATCCCCACACCACAAGAATTTTTAGGTTTAGATAATAGATGGTATGAAGTACAAGCATTGGCCGAAGACAGAATATTTGTTGAAGATCCTTCTAAAGTTTCTGATCAACCTGGAATTAAAGTCGGTAAGTATATTCAAACATCAGATAAATTTATCAGTGAATACACACCTGAAGGTTTCTTAAAAATGACTTTTGGTGGTGGTAATGTTTCTGCTGACGAACAACTTAGGGATTTTGCAAGAAATGGTTATACTTTAGAATTAAGTAAATATATTAATAATTTGGCATTAGGATCGGCTTTAAAATCAAACTCAACATTGTTTGTTCAGTATAGAGTCGGTGGTGGTCAAGCAACAAACTTAGGTGTTAATGTTATCAATCAAATCGGTACGGTATCTTTCTTTGTGAATGGACCTTCCGAATCAATCAACAATACCGTAGTTAATTCATTAAGTTGTAACAACGTAACTGCGGCAATTGGTGGAGCAAACGCACCAACAACTGAAGAAGTTAGACAATATGTTACTTATAACTTTGCGGCTCAAAACAGAGCGGTAACCATCAATGACTACGAATCTATTTTAAGAAATATGCCTTCACAATTTGGGGCACCTGGTAAGGTTGCTATTACTGAAGAAAACAATAAGATTAAGATCAAAATGTTGTCTTACGACTCAAATGGTAAATTAACCGAAGTAATTTCTAACACCCTTAAAAATAATGTTGCAAATTATTTATCAAACTATAGAATGATAAATGATTATATTTCAGTTGAAACCGCAAATGTTATTGACTTGGGTATTTCAGTTGATGTTGTTTTAGATGGTAGTCAAAATCAAGGATCGGTTGTTACTCAAATTATTGATATTATTACAAACTATTTTAGTCCATTACAAAGACAAATGGGTGAGAATGTTTATGTGTCAGAAATTAGAAGATTGATTCAAAATGAAAATGGTGTAATCAGCATATCTGACATTAGTTTCTTTAATAAGATTGGAGGACAATATTCGTCATCACAAACATCACAATCATATTCCGACCCAACAACAAAACAAATCAGTTTGGTCGCGGATACGATCTTTGCTGAACCAACACAAATTTACCAAATTAAGTACCCAAACAAAGATATTAATGTAAGGGTGTTGAACTTAACAACGGTGAATTTCTCTTGATGATTTATTTTTGAAATAAAAGAATTATTTTTTGAAAATAGGAAATAAACTATTTATCAAAAAAGAATCGTAAATGCCTAAATCATATAGAATAAGGACTCAACCTGGGGTTGATAAATCAATACAAATTAAGTTAGACCAAGATTTTGAATTTTTAGAAATCTTATCTCTAAAGATAGTACAGAATGATATTTATACTCGTTTATGTTCTGATTATGGTGTTGTAGTTGGTCGTGTATTGACAAATGGAGGGTTTGGATTACCTAACGCCAAGGTATCGGTATTCATACCTATTAGTGAAGAAGATCAATTAAATCCGATCATATCTGAACTATACCCTTATACAAATTTGGAAGATTTAAATGCTGACGGATATAGATACAATTTATTACCTTATAAACCATCATACACAGGTCATGCAGCCACAGGGACATTCCCTGAAAGGGAAGATGTTTTAACCAATTTTTCTTTAGTTGAGGTTTACGACAAATACTATAAATTCACCACAAAAACAAATCAAAGTGGTGACTACATGATTTTTGGTGTTCCTACAGGAGAACAAACAATTGTTATGGATGTTGATTTATCCGACATTGGATGTTTTTCGTTATCACCACAAGATTTGATTAGTTTGAACCTTGCGGGTGAAGGTCAGTTTGATGGGAATAAATTTAAAACATCAACCAACCTTAGAGAACTACCTCAATTAATAACATTAAACAAAACGATTAACATCCAACCATTATGGGGGGAACCTGAAGTATGTTTGTTGGGTATTACACGAGTAGATTTTGATTTAACGGCATCGGCAAATATTAATATACAACCTACATCTGTATTTATGGGGTCTATTGTTTCTACCGCAAATGAAGATTCGGTTAAGAAAAATTGTAAACCAAAAATTAACACGGGTAATATGTGTGATTTGGTTGCAGGACCTGGTCAAATATTAGCGATTAGACAAACGATTAACGTTGATATTAACGGGGATCCGATACTTGAAAAACATAATTTAGAGCAAGATGGTAAAGTAATTGATGGAGATGGTACATGGTTAATCAATGTACCAATGAATATTGATTATGTTACAACAAATGAATTTGGGGAACAAGTAATATCTAACGATCCAACTATTGGAATACCAACAAAAGGTAAATATAGATTTAAAGTTAAATGGCAAAATGAACAAGGATTATTAAACGATTTCCAAAGGGGTAGTTACCTTGTTCCAAACGTTAAAGAACACGGATGGGACTCACCAACAAATGATCCTACAGATACAAATCCCGTTAATTATGATTTCTTGTTTAATCCTGGAGTAACGGGATCAACACTTACCATACCTCAAGGAGGTTTAGTTTTTAGTAGTTCAGTTAATAACGAGGGGAATTTTTCAATCACAATTAACGGCACACCTTATTATGGTAGTATTGAAAGTATTCCATTACCAAACATTACAAATACGGTTGTTATAAGTTCAAATGCGATTGATATTACACAACCACAAAATATTATATTCACATATTACGATCAAGGTTATTTTGATGTGATTAGATCTTATGCATTTAGTTTAGATTGGGATGATTATGTGGATAAACAATCCGCAATTGATTGTGAAGATACTTTTTATGAATTTAATTATAATAAAGTTTATACAATTAGTTCATTCATTGATAGATATAAAAATGGTAAAAATAGAGGAAGACATTTGGGTATTAAAGAAATTACCGATAGAGCGTGTCAAAGTGAAAACAATAAATTTCCTGTTAATGATGCGGTCAGAAACTTTGATTTTTTACAATTTGTTGTTTCTATATTTTTAAATATATTAACAATACCATTTATAGTTTTACTATCTTTAGCACATATTATTGCGTTAATTTGGCCTGTGTTTAAATACATTTTGGCGTTTGTGGTACCATTATTATTATTATATTTGTCGGCACAAGCAATTGCAACTGCGGTTAGTGGATATCCTGCATTTGGTATTATGTTAGTTAATGGTATATATGCGGTTTTATACACCGCATTAGCCATAGTTTATTCGATTAAAGCGGTTCCTGCAATATTAAAAGTTAAGAATTTTACAAGATTTGCATTACCAATGATGTCATATCCTGATTGTGATTCTTGTAATTGTGAATCAAAAGACAC